AAAGTCTTGCTCGATACTTCCTTGCAGACCAAACTCCAAATCATAGTTTGAGCCACAACAATCATTTAGAACTTGAACTTCGCCTGTTGTAGTCCAGTTATTAGAATTGTTATTTTCAAAATCTCCATTAATAACCAAGTTCCCTGTCTGCTCGGCAAACAGGGTTATAGGAAAACAAATGAATAATATTAAGTATCTCATTCTTTTGTTGGTTCGTAAACCCAATTCTCGTTACTTCCATACACTTTCATAGTGCCTAGTGTCACAGAATGACTCGCACAGCTAGATAATATCAATGATAATAGCAATATTCTAATCATTCCAAGTCATACTGGTTTTATTATCGCCAGTATTTTTTAGTTCAGTTTTTCTTTTTTCAATCCACCTTGCTTTTGCTTTATCGCCAATTAATCCATCAACAGGCCAAGGTGTTCCAGCGTTCATCATAGCTTTCCAAATATTTTCATCTTGACAGGCAAGACTAATTGATGCCACTTTCATGCCCAAGCGAAAAAGCATATTGACTGATTTTCTTCTTTGACAATCTAAGTCCAAATGGTAAGAGCCAAAACTTCCTGAGAATCCAATCAGTGTAACTCCAGCAGTTAATGGAACGACACAACTATCCTGACCATAGACACTCATGCTTGGTGCAGATGCAGTATTGACTGCTGTTTTTTGATTCGTAGAATTATTAGTTTCGTTATTGGTCGTGCTGTTAGAAGATGAGCCTGATTGATATGTGGTTGCTGACTCATAACCACCAGTGATTGCGGTGTTAGAACCAGCGTTATTGGACTGGGTGTTTGTGGTGCTACCACTACTCGTAACATCACCAAATGCTGATTCAATACATAGTAATAAAATAAAAAATAATAATACCAAAAAACTTTTAAACAATAATTTCCAGTCCATTTTTTATCTCCTTACCAAAGAGCCACCAAAATACAAACCTACGATACTAGAAACGACATGTGTATCTAATGGAGTTATAACTAGACCAGTCATTGGTTTCCATTGAGTTATGTCTGTGCTTGAGGCAAATATCCACCAACCTTGCATCACCGATTCTGTATAACCAACATAAATTGGCATATCAGAATCAATGAATGGGGCTAACTTAGGCAATACCAAAATAGCAACCACACAAATTAATGCTATCCATCGCCTAGTATTCTTAGTGAAAGGGTCATCAACTGCTCTCGCCTTATCTTTTTGTTTTGCATCAAAATTTGCTCTTTGCATAAGCATCTTTTGTTCATCTGCCTTATCTTTAGATTTCTGTGCCATAATTGATAAGACACCACCGAGAACTGTAGATACAAGCATTGATATTAATTCTATTGGAAACATAATATTCTCACATAGTTTATATCATCAATCTAACAGAAAAAAAGACATAAAAAAAGAGCCACTAAGTAAACGAGGGTGAACTTAGCGACTCTCAAGGGCAGATGAATGTCAAACTTATACTGTAGTACTCAGTAATTTAAAAGATTGACTACCCTAATACAAATATCCAAAATATAGAAATGACTGACATGACTATTATTGCTTGTGCAATATCAGGTATTGAATCCCATATTTCATTGAACTTATCTATCATTGTTTTTCTCCTCTTTGATTACATCACCATATTCATTAATTTTTTCTTTTTTAGTATCGCCATATTCATCATAGATTATTTCTTTAGCCACAGAATTTGCATATGACTTTTGCATAAATTCTATTTCATCTACATCATACAACACTATTTCTTTAAATAATCTTTCTACTTCTTCGCAGTATTCTCTATGACTGTGAGAATATTTTGCTAGGTCAATAGTCTTAACTGCATCTTTAAACTCTATAATATCATCTAACCACACTTCGTTATCCTCGTAGTATTCATTACATTCTCTTTGCATTTGCCCACCTCTTTATCTTTTTTTACTCTTTTAAAATGTTGTAAAGTTTTACAGTTCATTTCATGTGATAAAAGAGTAATTTCTTTATCTCCATTATTATATCTTTTTATTTCATTTTCCAAGTTATTTATCGCCTTTTCTAAGTCCATTTTTAATTCTCCTTTTCTTATAAAACTTGGTATTAGATAATCTTTATTCATAATTGTCCACCATATCCTTTGCTTGTTCTTCTGTTAATTGATATTTATTTTGTATGTTATTGAGCAACTCTTTTTTAGCAAGTGTATCTCTAAACTTTTGTATATACTCTAAACTACTAAAGAATTGCTCGTTAAATATACTACTCATTTTTTTTGACTCGGAAAAAACCAAATTCTATAATTTCCATCATCAAGATACCCAGCAACTTTCCAATCTCTTTCATCAACCCATCTAGTTGTAAAACCAATACTTTCTTTCTTACAAAAATTTTCATAATTAGTTTTCATATTTCTGTTACAAGTTAAGCTGTCACCATCTTCAAGGTCAAATATAAAACCATATCTGTCATACATGGTTTGTCTTTTCATACCTTTTGATTTACTCCTTGATGGTATAGGTATATTTTTATCTATTTTCATTTTCTAGACCTGATTAATTTTTCAACCATATCCAGTCTTCTCAAAATCATTGAGTCAAAACTATCTATATCGGTGGCATCTACTTTATCTATAAAAAGACTTATGTCATAGATTGCTGAACCTATTTCACTCTTTCTTTTAGACATTGCACTTTTTTTTATGCAACCTAAAAACTTTGTTAAAGTAATTCCACTTTTTAATGTATTCTTCATTTTATATATCCTCGTTTTATTATTTATTTATATCTCTGCTTTCACCCATGCTCTAGACTTAACCACGAATTTGTAAGTGAAACCTAATATATCTTCTAGGTATCTTCTTTTGTTTTCTTGAGAAATTAACTCCATCTCCATTTTTTCTCTATCCTTTTCGTGGTAGTTTTTCCAATCCCTATGAATCATGCTAATATCAATACAGACTTCTTTTAAGTCTTCTGCCAATCTATTTTTAAGAATTATTGCATCTTGTATTTCGCCTTGAAGTGCTTGTAAGTTATAGTCAAACATTCTCTTTTCTTTTATCTCTATTATTTTTTCCATTTTATATATCCTCGTTTTATTGTTTATACTATCAGTATATATTAATTAATACTGATAGTATAGTTTTATTTTTACTATTTGTAAGGGTTAACACCTAGTCTGAATAACTTATTCTGTTTTTCTCTCCAGTCTTCTAATGATATATGACCATCTTCAATTTTATCATCTTCTGCTAATGCTCTATCAAAAGTTATTTTTTCTACTGCCATAAGAATCTCATCATCATTCAAATCTCTTGCTACATTACGCTCAATCGAATCTTTAATTTCATTTTTAAAATCCAATAGTTTTTTATTTTCTTCTAAAAGAACATAAAATGCCTTTTTTAGATTTTCAGTATATTTTTCAAGTTTATCGTAACCCTGTGCTTTCATACTTGTTTTGTAGTCCATATTTTTATCCTCGTTTTATGTTAAATTTATAAGCTGTTTTATTAGCTTATATAATAAGTATATACTACTTAAAGTATAAGTAAAGGGATTTAATCATTATTTTTAGGTTTTTTTTGAGCCAATAAAGGGTCAATTATACCATTATTTACATATCTTAAATGGTCATTTGATTTGGTTATAGCATCAATACTGGTACATATTTCATCAATATTATATCTGTCAAAATTGTCGGATATAAGTTGTTTGATAATGTTAATTCCATGATAACTTGCTCTTTCTTTAACTACTTTACCAACTTCTTGAACTCTTTTTTTTAATTCTTTTTCGCCAAGTTTTTCTAATTTGTCTTGATACTCATTGTTGTTCATTTATTTATCTCCAGCTTTCGCCATTTATCCAGCATACTAAAACTTTACGAGTTCCTTTAGTCACTGGTGTGACACAATGATTCATAAAACTTGTAAATGCTACTAATTCGTTTTCTTTGTTTTCAATAACTACTTCTTCGCCACCACTCATTATTTTAAGGTGTCCACCCTCAAAGTCATCATCTAATATCCAAGAGATTGATATTTTTCTAGTAGAGCCTATCTCACAATTTATATCGGTATGAGTTTTATAAAAATCTCCAACACTATATTCTAAATATTGAATATCTTGTATAGCTGATATTCTATAATT